TACCGTCACACGTTAGTCACAGACATGAAGGAAGGAAAAACGTTTACCGCAGGTGAAGTATTAGCCTGGGACGAAGAGTGGTTTGCCAAAGACCCTTACTGTCCTGGTCAGGTATCTGTGAAGACTGGACGCATGACGCGTGCTGCTTTCATGGAAGACCAAACGGTATACGAAGACTCCATGGAGTTCTGGAGCGGACTGGCTGAAGAGTTCGTTACTCCGGTGCCAAAAGAGTTCACCTTCTTTGTTGATGCAGGTGAGACTATTAAGATTCGCCGCAAGGTAGGTGATAAAGTTGAGTTCGACTCGATTTTATGCGAAGTTTTGGATAGCTATGTCGACAGCTTTGAAAGCGACGACGATGTCCTCAACGAAATTAACCGAGCGGGTATTAAGCAAATCAAATCTTCCTACGCCGGAGAAGTTATCGCAATTGAAGTTGCGTATAATGCTGTGGAAGATGAGATGAGCGACTCTGTGAAGAAACTGGTACGTGAGCACGACAAGAAGCGCAGAGACTTAACCGGTTTCCTGGGCAAAGGTGCACAGAACAACCGCGTCGGTACAGGCATCAATGTGAAGAAGCCGAGCATTCCTTATGGACGTGTTCGCATCAGTATTTACGTTGAAGGTCTGAGTGCAGCAACGGTATCGGATAAATTTGTTTACGGTAACCAGATGAAGGGAACCGTGGGACACATTGTACCGCGCCAGATGCACACCGAAGATGGTCGCCCTGTACCACTGAAGTTCAGCTTCAAGTCAATGTTCAAACGTATGGTTATCAGCTTGCGGAATAAAGCGTGCTTAACCGAGTACTGTTACGGAGTTAAAGACCAGTTCATCAACATCTATAGAGGAAAAGTGTAAAATGATTAATTCCGGCGTCAATGCAATTAAAGATCTACAAGTGGGACTTGCTGAGTCGCGTTTGTACAACGGTCGAATTGATGGCGTCTGGGGTCAAGGCAGCACGGATGCTGTCAACTTGCTGCTCACTACCGCTGCACAAAAGCGTGGCGTGAGTGGTTCGGTGGGGGGACTTGTTCCCTCCTCTGCCCCAGATCAAATCTTAACAAATATCCAAACGGCACTTACTGCGCTCGGTCTTTATAAAGGACGTGCGGATGGTTTGTATGGCGACGGGACTTCCCTGGCGTTCTACACCATTAACAAAGAGTACCGTCAGGACAAAGGTCTGCCAGAGTGGGACCTCTGCTGGAGCAAGCGTGTTTCTACTGACTTCGCTCAAGCGGTGAAGAACTGGGCTGACAGTCGTGGTCTGGGCTGGATTGGTGCGCATTGTGCAATGGGCTGTATGGGCTTTGAGTCTGCGGGTACATTCCGTCCTGACATTCAGAACATGGCCGGCGCACAGGCATTTGGACTGTTGCAGTTCATGCGTCCTGCTGCCAGCGACCTGGGCACAACAGTTGAAGCATTAGCGGCAATGTCGCAGATGGATCAACTCCAGTACGTGTTCAAGTACTTTGACATGCGTCAGAAACAATACGGGATCTTTAAGCGCCTGGATGATTTCTATCTCAGTGTGTTTTACCCGAAAGCCATTGGTCATGCGCCTAACGAAAAGATCTTCGAAAAGGGCACCAAGGGCTATACCCAGAACAACGGTCTGGACATTAACCGTGATGGCGTTATTACCATCGCTGAAATCTCTGCTCGCATTTATGCCTCTTATTATGAAGGCATGCAGCTCATCAACAGGAAAGTCAAACCATGAGCAACTCGTCTTTTGTAAAGAACGTTGTCGCAATTGCTATCGTCACTCAACTGACCAAGAAAGCAATTCACAAACTGGGCTGGGAGCACATCGCTCCACTGGATCCTGCTATTCAGGATGAAAAGATCAGCAAAGCCATTAACTCTCGTATTCAAAACCTGCCGAAGTAAGGGACACGCATGTTAAACTCTAAGAACCTGGCGATCGCCGAAGCGTTGGCAGTAAGCGTTCCTGATGCGGACGTACTGGCTAACGTAAGCCCGGTTGTTGTTGCTATGGCAAACAACCTGGAAGGCGTAATGCCGATGGAGCCAGAGAATTACATGGCTCGCATTCCTGAACTCAGTGCAACCTCACCTGAGTACAACGTCATTGCAGATGAAGTAACCACTGCGCTGGCGGAAAACCTGCGTGTAACCTTTGAGCAGATTCGTGCTTATGGTCGTGGCATCTCTAATGCACTGACCCACGGGTTGAACTCAGTTGAAAGCATGATCTCTAATCCAGATCGCATGGCCAAGAACTTCCTGATGGATTCACTGACCCTGGAGTTCATTCGCACCGATCATCCTTTCTACAGCTCTCTGTTCTATCCGCGTGAAGCACCGAAACTGGCTCTGAGCCTGGAAAAGGTCAGCACTGATGAACTGAACAAAGTCAGCTTTACTCGCTGGGAACCAAACCAGATCCAGAGTTGGCTGAACATTGATAACCCAGAAATCAACGAGCTGATGATGAGCGCTAACGTGGATCTTACAGATGCACTGTGCTCACTGGGTGGTGGTGGCTGGCGCCTGCCGTTCAAGTACGACGAAGAACATAACACCGTGGACTTCACTCAACCGTACATGAACCAGGCGGAAACTCTGTTTATTCAGTACATCCTGCTCAGCAAGATGAAAGCTGAAGATGCACCGTTTGAAGGTCTGAGCGCTGGCGGTCTGGAAGAATACCGTGCGCACATTGCTTTCCTGCACACGGCGTATCAGCAGGCGCTGATCTCTCTGAAGAACATGGTATCGGGTCTGGTTAACTATCCTATCCGTATCGTGGAACACGGCGAGACTGTACTGCGTGAAGCCCTGCCGGTTGAAGGCAGCAAGATGTTCAAGCGTGTTCGTGCAAAAGCCACTGTGTTCTTCAATGCAGCAGGCCTGGACATGTGTCTGGAAAAGAGCATGAGCTTTACGGATGTTGCGGTAGCGTTCTTCTATCGTAAGTACCTGACGCTGGAGCCATCTGTTGCGTCCACTTATTCTTCTGACGTGGATGCAGCACAGCAGTACCTGAGCAGCCTGTGTGAACACGTTATCAACATTGCGCGTGAAGCGTCATCTGATATCTACAACCGCGTGATCAGTCAAGTCATCTTTAAGTTCCTGAGTGACTCACCTGAACTCTCTGCGCAGTTTGCAAAAGACGGTAACACTGCCGAGATCCAGATGGCTGTTAATCGCTTCCTGGATAAAAAGAACTACGGTTCTTCTCTGTTCCATGCGTTGAGCAATGAAAAGCGCTCTACCGAAGATGCTATCTTCTGGATCGGTTTGCCGGTTGATTTCCTGGGCTTCATTGGTTGTAAAGACGCGTGTTCAGTAATGGGCATGACCATCGGCCTGGGTAACGCCGGTGACTGTGAAGTAACCCGTCGTGAAAACCTGCATGCCGCGGTGATTCGTCACTTCGTTAATAAACTCTTTACGGTGGAATAAGTAAATGGATATAACTGGACTGGTTAAGAATCCTGAGAAAGTTAAAAAGGCGTTGACTATCCTGGAGGACGGTTCGGTTATAGCCAACCGCAATTTGTTTATTCAGATTCCTCGTCGCTTTACTCAGAACGGGTTAGCGGAAATCACAGACTTTGTGACCACGGCGCCCGTGTTGGGTATCATCCTGCCGGATGACTGTTATTGCTGCTTCCTGTCAATGCTGAACATGAACTTGTATCCCACGGATATGACGGACGTCAGCATTAACGGGGAGAAGTACGTGCACATGGAGTTCTTTAAGGGCGACACGGTATTTGAAAATGTCCGTAGCTCGATTGATCCCAACATGCCGTACTTCTACTTCATGGAGTTCGTGAACTACGCGAAGATTCCATGGTACATGGACTGGAAGGTCCACAGTACGTTGTTTGACTCCGCTATCCCGGAGCTAGGCAAAAAGGTAGGGGCGTCTCCGCAGGTAATGCGTACACTCTTCTCAATCATCTATCGTGACCCGGATGATTTAGAGAAACCATATCGTGGCAGTAAAGCCATGAAGGAAGGCAGGGATCCTGTGATCGTGGGCTTAAACAACCCAAGCATGTTGATCACAGATAGCTTCTCCCGTTACATTGGCGGCTATTTAAACGATAACCTCCTTTCCAGCATCATCAAGCCAAGTGATAAAGTCACTGGACTGGATAAATTAATTAGGGGTATTCCAACCGATGAGTAACATCTTAATGCCTTCTCGTCAGTTGGTGAATCAACAGGGTCAGACCTTGACCTTTGAGAACACACTGCTGGCTGGAAGTGGAAAACGTGGGGTATTAAAACCCATGGACGACTCCGGTTACTACATGATGAATGCGGGTAAGTTAAATGCCCCGCTTCGTCTGGGACATGCTTACGCCGTGAATGATTATGTCATGGAGTGTATGGATCCTAACAGTGACCTGATGCGTCGTGTGGCCCGTGGCGAAGTCTATGCCGAACTGGGTCACCCACAACCGTTTTACCTTGAGCGCGTCAACGGTATGGTGGTTCGTACACCAATCACTGAAGCGTTTGAGTGGGTCATGCGCCTGCGTACCATCGTGATGGACAACGTGTGCTTGCACATTCGTCGTATTCACTTTGATATGATGGGTGGTCGTTATGACCCGGTCATGATGCGTGCTGAGATTATTCCATTCGGTACACACAAGCAACTTGCTCAAGACAGCTTGACCAATCCAGACATTAATACTGCACTGAGCATGCGTACCGTCACCGCACCGCAGAAGATGGGCGACAAAACTCGCTTTATCGAATACTTCTGTAACTTCGATCTGGTGTTTGAACCAGGTGCAGCGGAAGCGTGTAAACATCTCACTGCCGGTCTGGAAGATCTGTTGTCTGGCATGGGTAACAGCTTTGACCCAGCCTCTGCCGGTTCCATTAGCTTTACTGTGGATACCCTGGTGGATGCATGGGAAACTCATCGCAACAACCCAGACGTCATTGCTCGCTTTGCTGGCATGGAAAGCTTCAATGACATGGACAATGTGATCGCTACCATCAAACGTAACAGCAAGGGTTCTAAAGTTGTTACTGCGGTTAACACCGGTTGCTTCGACCTGTTCTAAGACCTAAATAAGTTGTGGCATTGCGCCACAACTTATTCTTATCACTATAACGTAAAGTTTCTTAGACCTATATTACTTGGGTGTAATGTCCCCCATTAATGTCGAGGTACTAATGAAGCGATTAATAGCTGTACTACTTTTAATTTGTCTTTCAGGCTCTTCTATTGCCAACACCATATTCAAATGCGAAACCGACCGGGGTACTGCGGAACTCGAAAAGAACGACCACTACTATGTGTTCGATCTTCAAATGTCAACCTGCATGCTCCATGTCAACACCATAAGCCCCATCGTAAACCGAGGACAGGGTTATGATAGCTGGGAACTTCCGTTGGTAAGTAAATCGCAACTGTGTTCCTATGCTATAGAGTTTGTCGACACTGGAAATATGCAACAATACTCTGTGGTGCAATTTGCTAACGGTCAACGAATCGAAAGCGTGTGCCGAAAAGATTCCATTGTAGATAACGTTCTCAATAACCCCCAATGATAAAGGAAATAACCATGAACTTTCCACAACTTTCTGTGACGAAACATCAAGAGATCTATCAGATTACTCAAGTGGGTTCTGCCATTGGTAACGCTGACTTGCTGAAAGGCATGTTTGATGATTCGCGGAAATTCTGGAACGCTGCAATCGACGCTACATCAGGCGCTCACCTGATCGAAGGCGTTGTAATGAACAACGAAAGTAAAGCGGCAGCCATTACTGACTATGCGCTGCAATTAAGCAACCTGTTTATCACCAGCCGTCACCCGACGCTGTCTCTGATGACCAAACGCGCTTACTCGCTGAACACCGAACACCGCAAGAGCGTAATCTACCGCATGGCTGCACTGCGTTTCCAGAACAATGAAGAACTGTTCCGCGCTGTAGTAGCTGACCTGCTGTGTTTCGATCCTTTTATTGTTTCAATGGCCCTCACGAGTTCAAAAGAAGAGCGTACTCGTTTACTGGCGAAATTCATTGCCAGTGCTAACGGTGACTATCTGGCGGAGGAAGACTGGAATCCAACGCACGAAGAGCTGGTTGAGAACTTACTGTTGATTGACTTCAACGACAAGCGTGAGGAGCTGATCAATGCATGCCTCCAGAACAGCATCGGAACAGCACACGGTGTCGAGATCTACCAGCTCATCAGTGACGCAGTTGCCCAACTCGCAGGAAAGTAACCGACCACTTACCGATGAAGAGATAGAACTGATGTTGCCTAGCTGCAAACAGCCGGGCAAGGTCAAGTCCTTCCTTTGTACTGTCGTAGAGATCTTCTGCATTTTCTAATACAGTTTATCTCAGATCTATATTACTTGGATGAATAAACTTAGTTAATTTAATCAAGGGGTTTTAAAATGCGCAAGTCTCTCTTTATCGGTCTGCTGTGTTCTGTTGCTTTCATGGGTAATGCAATGGCGAAAGATACCTCGCTGTTTGAATGCAAGTTCGAGCAAGGTGGTTCTGTTAAAGCTACTCGCGATTCTCGTCAGGTAAAGATCGTATTTACCGATGCCAATGGCAAGCAAGAGAAAGTCACTAGCTCACTCATGGAAACCGGTGTGAGTAACGTGCAAGCAGTAGACGGCACTGTGGTTGATGGTCTGGACATCCTCGAAGGTGACGCCCAGTACTCGATCAGCTACATGCATGGCAAGATCATGGATCGTGCTCAGCTCCTGATCATGACCGACAATGAGCAAGGCGACACTTACGATTGTGATCTGAGCAAAACAGTGAACAAGCTCGATAACGCCAAAGCCACATCCGGTATCTTCCGTCCGTAAACAAGAACACTTCTGCCTTCGGGCAGAGGTGTCTCTTTATTTATTTTTTGTTGAAATACCTATCTATTACTAAGTGCCGCCAAAAATATTTCACACCTATATTACTTAACTGAAACAAGAACCCCAGTTCGAGGAGATGCATATGCTACTCCTTTCTTTAGTCCTTCTCAACAATAGGAAATAACGATGTCTGCAATTGTAAACTTTGATGAAATGATGGAAACCGGTATCACTAACCTGCTGGATACTGCTGAGGTTTCCGACGTATCTGCACACGCCACGCTGAACCTGCCGCCGGAACTGTATCCGGAAAACATCACGCCGGTGTCACTGAAAGAGCACGTGGACTTCATCAACAACACCACTGCGCAGGTCAACGCAGTCAACGCCCAGCTGGGCCGCCAGGCTTATGAAGCCAACAACGAAATCACCAACTTCGATTCAACGCTGAATCTGGGTGACGCGGTTACGATCAACGCACAGCACATTGTTCGTCAGGACATGGGTGATGGCGAGCTGTACGGTCAGACCACTGTTGCAGCAGACTTTGTATTCTCGACCGAGCTGACCGAATGGCAGGACCAGATGCAAACGTCTAACGCCGAAGCGGCTGCAAAACTTTTCGGTTAATAAAACCTGAAACGGATAAGGTGGCTTCGGCCACCTTATTTGCCGTTATTTATTTTTTCTCTTTATTTAGAATACATTTCATCTTAGACCTATATTACCTAAGTAGATAAACAAACTAATCTATTTAATTAAGGGGTTTACCATGTTACAAGTTACAGATAAAGACCTGCTGGAAAAGGACGTTATCAGTATCAGTGTTTTGTCTGAAAGAAGTGAAGCTGCACATGTTGATATATTAATCGACATGATGAATGCAGTTGTGCTTTACAGTACTTTGACGCAATGTATTTTCGTTGTCTACAAAGAGCTGTATAAAGGACCTCACGCACCTAACGTTGTTACTGAACTGCTTTACGGTAAAGGGATAGCACACGATCCTGCAAACAACTACCGTGGGTTTACCTTTGTTATTCAAGAGGATTCATTTACTCGCGTGCGTAATGACTGGCTTACTTCTCTGGTTTCCTGCGTCCTTCGTCATTACGACAATGAGCTGGGACTGCCTGAGCAGGTTAAGAAAATGGCTCCAGAATTCCCTTTTGCTGATCTG